TTTGTTCAATTGTCATTATTATTAACCATAATTATTTAAAATGGATATTTATAGTACCAAATAGTAAATGAATATTCAATATAATTTTAAGAAATATTTAAATAATCATTTAGCATTAGTAAATTATTGTAAGAATATCATATAGATAGTAAAATAATAGTCATATATCATTAAAGATATCCTATAGTAGAGGGATTTTGAAAAGGTTGCTCTGAGAGCATTGAATTATCTGGATGTTGAAAAAACAAGGATGAATTTTATAAAAAATTAAAAAATGATTGACATTGGGATAATTTTTTACTATATTATTGTTTCCTTAACCTTTGTGGATATACAAAAATGAAAAAATTAGTATTAGTATTGCCTTTATTATTAGCAGCATGTGGAGATGATGAGGCCAACCGTATTAAAGAATTAGAAGCTCAACAGTATCAGGCTAGAATTCAATTGGAACAACAGCAACAACAGTTTGCAGCACAGCAACAACAAATGTATGCCCAACAGCAGCAGATTGCCCAACAGAATGCTCAACCACCGGCGCAGCCGCAATATGCCCCTCAAGCTCCAGTGGTCGTACAACCGCCACAACACGATAATACTATGATGAATATGGCGGTTGGAGCATTAGCAGGTCATGCAATCTCTAATGCTATGAATAGTCCTAACAATAATAGACCATCAGAACGAGTAGTGGAGCATAAAACTGTTGTTATTGATAATAGACAACCTATTGCACCATCTAATAATTTTAAAAGTAATTTTGCATCATCGGTACCATCACCAACTAAACAGAATTATATGGACATGAATAAATTGTCACAATCTTCAAAATATGCACCACCATCTGCACCAACAAGACCATCGTCAAGCATGAGTATGTCTAAACTGTCAAGACGATAACAATGATTAAGAAAATCCTCCCCTTCGGGGAGGATTTTTACTAATTTAAGAATTTAATAATTATGAATATTGTAACAGTCCCAAAAGAATATGTTAAAAAACTAAACTATGATGATGCTTTGTTATATTGTCAATTATTGAATATTGATGGTAATAATGATTGGAGAATGCCTACACTTCAAGAATGTAAACATATATCTCCATTATTAAAGCAGCATCGTCGATATGATGCTATATTATACTGGATTGAGGATTATGATGAGGATGGTTTACGTTGGGTATTCGATACCATAAGTAATTCCGGATTATGTACCTATTCACATAAAGAATATTGGATTTGTCCAATACAATATGATACAATCACCACATAAGGAGAATTATATGAAAGAAAGATTAGATATATTTGAAGTATTAAGAGAAATTAACAATAAAAATTATAATTATTTAGATACCATTGATGATAATTTAAAGAAATCCTTCACACCATATGTGGTTTTCCAATGGTTGCAATCTACTGATGAACCTAACCAAATGATTGTCCTTAATCATATATCTCCAATGATATTTGATTTACAAGACCATCCAGAATTATTGTTTAAATTATTTTGCATATCCTCTATGAATAAGTACACGAGATACTCATGGATATTTCCAAAATCTACTAAAGATGATACAGTAGATATCATTGGACAATATTTAGAATGTTCTAAAAGGGTTGCCAAAGAATATAAAGAATTCTATACCATCGATGATATTAAAAAAATGGCACATGAATTAGGCTATCAAGATGCTGAAATTAAAAAATTAAAATTATGAGACAATTAAGAGTAGATAAGTACCATGTTCTAAATATAGCTCCGCCAGAATATCATAAGATGGTAAAAAATACTGATTTTCAATTTTTTCTGGATTTTTTAATCATTGATGACTATGATAATTTTAGATTGCCTACTAGAGATGAGTATATCCATATTTATAATAGAACTAACTATATTATCGATAATTATCAATATTTAACATCATCGCCGATAACTAAACGGATTCATAGATTTGCTGCTGAAACTACCACAATAGGTTATATTGATACATTTCATCTTTTAATTATTAACAATAACGATAATCACCCACAAGTATTATTTGATAAGGATTATAAGATAGGAATTGTCATTCCTGTATGTACTAAATATCACCCAACCATTATAAGAAGATTTTTAACATGGCTAAAGAATACTACAGTTGCAAATATTGTGACAAGATTTTAAAATCTGAAAAAGCCTTTATTGAACATTATTGTGAAGGTAGAAAACGACATGATAAATTATCTACCATCAATGGGCAAATAGCATTCCATATCTATCAACGATGGGTTAAAATACAATCAGCAAGAACTGTAGATTATGATAATTTCAAATTATCCAGATATTTCCATGCATTTTGTAGGTTTGCAAAATATTATAAAGCTATCAAAGGTTTGGAAGATTTAGATAATTTCTTATATATGATGATAACAAAGAGGATTTATCCTACCAATTGGATGGATAGTAGAGTTATTGCCTATTATTTTGCAGAATTGGAAAAGGTTAACCCTAAAGAGAAAATAGAAAAAACGTGTAAGAATATTCTAAAAATATGTGAATCCTATGAATGTGAACCAGTTGATTTTTATAATCAAGTAGAATTTCACATTATGATAGAGTTTATTAGGGTACATAAGCTATCACCATGGATATTATTGAATAGTAAACGATTTTTCTCATGGTTAGAATCATTATCTGAATATGAACAAGATGCTATGGATGCATTTATAGATGTAGACCAATGGACGAAGGTCTTTAAGAAAGACCCAAAAAGTAAACAATTTGCTATAGATTGTTGCAATGCCTTAGCAATTTAAGTATAATGCAATCTCACTATTATAAGAGGTAACACCCATGTATATTTTAGTTATTATGTTATTATCTAGTACCACCTATGTACCTATTGACAATATGGAATTCTCTTCATTGAAATCATGTGAGAATGCCAAATTATTCTTTATTAAGCATCAACAGTTGAAGTATAAAAATGTCTTTGCGGAGTGTGTACAAAAATGATTATGTTTATTGTTGTACATAAAATTGGTACCGGTATTAAGTATGAGGTTCATAATGAAGCATTTAACAGTTTAGAAGATGCTATGGCATTTTGTAAAGAATCAGCTACTAAGTTATTACAACCAGATGATGAGATATTAGAGATTAAACAAATGTTATGCAAATCTGGTTACAGTATTATCAATAATTTAAAAATGAAACATAAATTTATAGTTCATAGAATAACAGGGGCAAAAAAATGAAAAAGGCTAATGAAGCATTAGAATTAACCAACCAACGGGTTGATTATATTCATAGAGAACAACAGATAAAAAAAGCTGATGAATGGAAAACTACCCTAAAGACCATTAAAGGTGATATAACTCTGTTTAAGGATAATATATTATCCTCAGCTATTGATAAAGCTATTAATGATGGTAGTTATGATGTGGTTATCTGTATTAGTAAGTATAATATGAGAACCTATGATACCTATAATCATTATGTGCATGGTACATTAGCATTTGAAGAATATAATGATAAAATGGTAGAAGCATTTGTCGATATGTTAACTAATACCTTAGGAGAAGAATACCAATATAATGTTATGAGCCGTAAAAACTCTTCTGATATTATTGACCCTAAATTAGATACGGATGATGATTATTATACTATCAGTGTTAGATGGTCCGAAGTTAAAGATGATGATTATGATATATTTGCTGATGAACCATATGATACCCAATTTGAATTTTTTGCATCCTGATTATTATGAATATTATTGTTTTTACTGGTTCAGGAATATCACAAGAATCTGGCATCCCTACATTTAGGGACACTGGTGGTACATGGGATAATTATAATGTAGAGGAAGTAGCCTCTATGGAAGGCTATAAAAATAATCCACAGACAGTATTAGATTTCTACAATATTAGACGTAAAAATTTAAATATTGTTCACCCCAATGCTGCCCATCATGCCTTAGTAGAATTAGAAAAATATCATAATGTAACTATTGTTACCCAAAATGTAGATGATTTACATGAACGTGCAGGGTCCACTAAAGTTATACATCTTCATGGTCAGTTAAAAAAAGGTAGAGATGAAATAACTAATGAATTATATGATTATGATAAGGATATTAATGTTGGTACGTTATCACCTAATGGTAATCAATTACGACCAGACGTTGTATGGTTTGGTGAAATGGTATTGAATATGCCAATGGTTGACCATTTATGTAAATCTGCCGATTGTTTAATTATTATCGGTTCATCATTAGAAGTATCACCAGCATCAAGAATATCTTGGTATGTTCCAGAAACATGTAATATTATTATAGTAGATAAAGATATTCCATATGTTCATAGAGAACATAAACAATATATCGGTAATGCTACTGAACAAGTTCCTATTATGGTCAATGATTTAAAATAATATAAAAAAGCCCCTCTACGAGGGGCTTTTTTTATGTCTTATTTTTTTATTCTTCTTATATGTTAATACAGTTAGATTATGTACAACTTCTTGTAAACCTGTAATACACTTTGTTAACCGTTTAGCTTCTAATTGTTTTAAATTTTCCAAATCATCATATTTTTTTTGCATATCATTAATGATTACATCATGGTTTGCAATATCCTCTATATTCTCAATTTCTAATATTTTCAATAATGCTGATGATGTAGCATTTAACCATATTATAGTAAATAGACCGAACTGTAATGTAATGATGCATTTATCATTATTGGTATATTTTTTAATATTGGGTAGTTTAACCTCTAGTTGTATTAAAAACATATCATCGCCTTCAATAAAATGAATATTTATTTTCAATTTGTATAAATAGCTACATTACAAATTTTTAATGGTTCACAATATTTTATATAAATAAAATATTAGATATCTAAATTTAAATTTCCGGAGATTTTTTATATGAATGAAATCCTAAAAAAATTATTAGAATCAGAAATTCTCACTGAGGCTAGTAAAACAGAATTAGAAGATGCATTTAAGACTACACTTGAAGAAGCAGTAACCCAAGCAGTTGAAGACGCGAAAGCAGACACTATTGCCCAAACCAAATTAGAATTGCATGAGCAATACACCAAACAAAAAGAAATGTTGATTGAAGCTATTGATGCTAAAGTTAATGATTTCTTGATTTCTGAAATGAAAACTCTTAAACAAGATATTAAAGATTTTAGAGATTTGGAAGCTGAAGCCGGTGTTAAATTGGCAGAAGAGAAAAAACAATTAGGCAAACAATTAAAAGAAGATATGGCTACCCTAGTTGGTAAGTTAAACAGTTTCTTAGAAGCACGTATCTTTGCAGAATTTTCTGAAATTAAGGATGATTTGCAAGAAGCTAAGAAATTGGATTTTGGCAGACAAATCTTTGAAGCATTTTTACCTGAATATCGTAAGAATTTTGTTGATGCTACAAAAACAGAATCAGAACTATATGAAGCTAAATGTAAACTTGATAAGTTGAAAAAACAATACAAAAACGTTAAGAAAGAAAAAGAGGATTTGTATCGTAAAGTTAAACTTAAAGAAGTGTTATCACCATTATCTGGTAGACAAAAAGATATTATGGAATCTATTTTGATGAGCTATGAAACTGCTAGATTGGATGAAGCATATAAAATGTTCATTAACAAAGTATTAAAAGAATCAGAAGGTACTCCCAAAGAATCTGTTATTGCAGAATCTGCAGATACAGTTAAAAAAGATTATGACTTTGAAACTGTAATCATTACTGGTGATACCCCAGAAACAACAAATGTTATGGAAAGTTTAGACAATGATAAATTGAGCAATTCTATTGCTTCAGATTTCATGCGTCTTGCTGGTATTCGATAATATCTATTATTAACCATAAATACATTAATTTTTAAAATTTAGGAGTTTTTACACGATGAAAGCATTATTAGAAAACTGGAGTGATATTAAAGCTGGTTTGTTACAAGGTTTACCTGCAAACAAACAAGCAATCATGGCTCCATTACTTGAAAACCAAAAACAACAAATGATTAACGAAACGGCTTCTGATGGTTCGGTTAATACCCAAAACATTGCAGGCTTCCGTAAAATCATGATTCCAATGATTCGCCGTATTATTCCAAACTCAGTTGGTACAGAATTGGTAGGTGTACAACCTATGCAAGGTCCTGTTGGTTTGGTTTACTCTATGCGTTACCGTTATGCGGAAGCTGTTAATGTTCTTGAAAGTTCAAGTGCAATGACAGCATTTGACCGTGGTATTGGTGATATTGCTGCAAACTCAGAAGCATTTGGTAACTTAAACCAATTACGTAGATACTACTCTGGTTCTACTACTTCTGGTGCGCAAGCTGCTGGTGCCGGTGGTTTTGGTCAATCAGCAATTGCTGGTGATGCAACTGGTCAAGGCTGGGGTTCAGCATTAGATGCAGCTTCTGTTGCATTAAACGGTGCTAACGGTTCATTATACGGTGGTGGCGGTTCATTCTTAGAAGGTTCTGCTGGCCGTAAAATGTCAATGGAAATCGTGTCACAAGCTGTTGAATCTAAATCACGTAAATTGCAAGCTACTTGGACTGTTGAAGCTATGCAAGATTTGCAAAATCAACATGGTTTAGATATCGAAAACGAAATGACTCGTGCATTGTCTACACAAATTATCCAAGAAATTGATAACGAAATTATCACTGACTTGTATTCATTGGCTGGTACTGTTGCATCTTATGACGGTTCAGTTCCTGTAGCTGCTGGTTTCTACAAACCAACATTTGCTGGTGACCGTTTGGCTAACCTAGGTATCCAAATCAACCAAATTGCGAACATTATTGCTCGTAAAACACGTAAAGGTCCTGCTAACTGGATTTTGGTTTCTCCAATGGTTGTTTCTGCACTTCAAGCTGCAGCAAAAAGCCAATGGGCACCTGCAGTTGAAGGTTCATTTGCTGGCCCTAACAATTCAAAATTAGTTGGTACATTAAACGGTTCTATCAAAGTTTATACATATATCTGGAATGATGCTGCAAGTACAGATATCGTTGGTGGAAACGGTAATGACACAATCTTGATTGGTTATAAAGGTGGTGATGGCGAAACTGATACTGGTTATTTCTACTGCCCATACGTACCAATGATGTCTTCAGGTGTTATTATGAACCCTGTAACAACACAACCAATGGTTAGTTTGATGACTCGTTACGGTAAAGCAACATTCGAAAACAGTTCAACCTCACTTGGTAATAGCGCAGATTACTATGGTAAGTTGACTATTTCTAACCTAAGTTTATTATAAACTAAAAGTTAGTTTTCCGCAAGTAAATAAAGCCAGATTCTTAGGAATCTGGCTTTTTTATTATATAGGGTTGCATAATATTATAATTATGATATGATGTTATAAAATAATTTATTAATTGGCATAATAATGAATACTAAAATTAACGATAAAATTGATGAACTTAAAAAATATAATTGGGAAACTATTGGAAATGATATTACCTTAAAAACTAAAAATGAATATAGATGTTTAGAATGTGGAAATATTGCAAAGGCTAAACAAGAATTACATACTAAATTAAAGACAGTTAGAACTAGAGTAGGGTCTAATGGTTGTATGCATTGTCATATTAATTCTGGTGTTAAAGATAGATTGGATAAACATACTCCATTATTACAGAAAATAGAAGATACTGGGTTTACTATTGTAGATAAATCTAATTATTCTAAAATGATATTAAAATGTAATGAATGTAATCATGAATTTAATAAAAGTTTATATGTATTTGAAAATAAATTTGGATTATCGTGTCCAGAATGTAATAGTGGTAATAAATTAAGAACTGGTATTGAGCCTAATCAATCTAAACCAGAATTTAAGACTACTAACAGATATAAACAATTGAATGACATTATAAAAACCAAGAATGTTACTATACTAGATGAATCAAATGTTGACCATGTTAGATGTGAATGTAACGATTGTCATAATATTTTCTATAAATCATTAGAGAATATCGCAAGAAGCAAAAATACATGTCCTCATTGTTATAAAGTATCTATAAGTGAAAGAAAAATACAACAATCTAAAAACCCTATTATGGAAAGAATCAATAATTCTAATATTAGATTGGTTGGACAATATGTAGGTATTAAGAAACATCAGGATGTGAAATGTACCATTTGTGATACAATTTTTAAAGCTACTCCTATTGCAATTTTATCAGCATTTGAAAAGAATCCTAATAGTAGTCATTGTCCAACATGTAATCAAAATAGACGTAATGATAAAAAATTAGCTACGGTACAACGATATGTTGATAAATTGAATAATATTGGGGATTATAAAATCATTACTACCGATATTAATTCTAAAAGTGATAATATTGAAGTATATAGAAAAACATGTGGGCATACCTTTGTTGCCCAATTGAATAATATTGCTGATGGTATAAGTATCTGTTCAATCTGTAATAATGTTAATAAAACCAATAGATTGAGAGAAATATGGAATAAAGTATATGAATCTAATAAAGCTAATGAATCTGAATATTCAAAATATACTAAATCAGTATGGAAATATACTAGATTAGCTAAAAAACATCATATGGATAAAATCAATCCTGATAATTTACCCATTACCTTAGCTGGTAAAGGTGGATATCATGTTGACCATATTTTATCTATTAAATATTGTTATATGAATAATATTTCTGCGGAAGTATGTGGAGATTATACTAATCTTCGGACCATGGAAGCTAGTGCTAATATTTCTAAAAGCACCAAATTGGTGATTGATACTCCACCATCATTATTAAATCATATTTCTAATGATGAATTGTTGAAATTATTTAAAAATGAAGTTAATAAATTAAATAATATCGAATTTGTTAATGACCATATTGCAAAATATGATAATGGTCATATTAATTTAATGATGTTTGATGATATAAATAATAAAAAAGATTTGGTTAATATTCATAAACAATATGAGAATTGTTATTCATTCTTGCAAGATGAATGGAAAAATAATGCCGTCTTAATATATGATAAAATTAAACATTTGGTTAAACAATCGGATAAGATAAAAATACATGCTAGGCAATGTATCATTGAAGAAGTAGATTATGATGATGTTAAAGATTTTATAAATGCTAATCATATTCAAAAAACTCAAAGAAATGGTAGCATTAATCTAGCTGCTTATTATAATGGTGATATGATTGCTGTTATGAATTTTAGCAAACCACGATTCAATAATGGAAACAAACACATTGATGATGTTAAATATTATGGCGATGAATGTTTTGAATTATTAAGATTTTGCACACATTCTGATTATGTTATACCAGGTATTGCATCTAAATTGTTAACCTATTTTAAGAATAATCATTTTTTTACAGCTATATATAGTTATGCTAATAAAAGATATAGTTCTGGTAATGTTTATACAAAATTAGGATTTACTTTAGAATCAGAAAACAATAAAGGATACTACTATATTAAAGATGGTATATCTTATGACCGTTATGGATTCTATAAAAAAGATTTATCGAAGAAATTGCAACATTTTGATGAAGCATTAACAGAAGAAGCTAATGTAATTAATAATGGTTATGTTAGACTAGATGATATTGGACAGTATAAATTCGTTATGTTCAATGATTTAGTATAAATAATTAATTTGAAAATGGTGCAATAATGCAATTATTGAAAGAACTCTATTTAACCATTAAAGAATCCAGATATCATTATACTGATGAACAATTATCAAAAGGATTGAAAAAATATGGTTTGAAACGATATAAAAATATTGTTGGAAAGGGTATTGGAGGATTTGTATATTTCCATAAGAACTATATTAAAGAATTCCCCCAATGGTCTGACAGCATTTTCAATAAGATGCATTATTTACCGCATGATTTCAAATGGAATGTTATTAAATATAATGAGAAAACAGGTTCGGTAACATTTATTAATTCACCAGATTTTGATATATCTGATGAACCTAAGAGTATGGATAATTATACCGTAGATAATGAAAATCAATTAAAATATTATAAACCACCATCATCTCCAACCATTTGGCATCATAAATGGGAATGGGTTAAGGATGATTATAATGGTTTTGATGTTCGTGATTCTAAGGAACGGTCATTATATTGGAATGAACAATTAGAAGGTCATCCAGACCCTAAAATAAAATCAAGAATTGGAAGTCCTAAAGTATGGGATGAATTATCGTTTAATAAAATTAATGAAAGTTATGATATTAATTTACGTCATAATATTCCTAATGATTTGAAAAAATCATTGAGACAGGATGCAGAAGTTGGACCATATGTAAAAAATTTGAATGCGTATGATGCTATATATTTAGGTAATGAACCTATTGGTACTATAAGGATTGATGTTAATTCTGAAAATGGTGATATTAAGGTAGGGTCGGTATTTATAATGCCTCAGTATAGAGGACAAGGATATGCTAAAAAAGCTATTGAGATGGCTATTAAGGATAATCCAGCCTATACAATTATTGCCCCTTATAATACATCATCGAAAGCATTATTTAAAAAATTAGGATTTTCATATGATAAGACAATAAAATATGCAAATGAACCATTAGAAATATGGACTAGAGATTAAATATATGGAATTGTTGAGAGAATTATATAAAAACCATGTTAAGAAAAAGTTAATAGAGAATATTAATAATAAAACTATTCAACAGTTTTATATGGAGAATCATATTGACCCTGATGAATTATCATATTTGGGAAAGGGTGATTTTGGTACAGCATATTCTATAGGTGATGGTAGAGTATTAAAGATAACCACATCTAAAAATGAGTTTGCTATTGCACAGAAATTAGAAAATACTACATCTGGTTTGTATAAGAATGCCTTTGCCCATGTATATAAAGCTGAAATCGTAGAGAATAAGATGTTTATCATATTAGAAGAATTACGAGAAGATAGTAATATTGAGAACATGTGGTATGAGATGGATGAATTATTACAGACTGCTGGATTGCCAGTACAGTATCTTGGTAACTTAGATACTGATGAGATGGAAGAAATGGGATATCATATAAGTGATAAGTTACATGAATTTATGAATTCTATTGAATATATCATACGTGCCTATCGTAATTTAGGTATTGAAGCATCGGATATAAGACCAGAGAATATGGGTTATGATGCCTCTGGCAATTTGAAAGGCTTTGATATAGATGACAAGGCTAGATAAATTACATTTTAATAAGGAAACACAATGAAATTGTTACAAGAGTTATATAAAACACATGTGAAAAAGAAGTTAGTAGAAGATATTAATAATCCTAATCTTCCTCAAGATGAAGAAGATTTGTGGGATTATAGTAATATTAATCAAGAGCACACTAGTGAGAAAACCTCACGTAATCAGGTAGCTTCATCATTTAAAGCAGTAGATAAATTACATGGATGGAAACCTGATACAGTAAATTTAGATATTGGTGGTGGGAGAGAATTTCAAAATGTTGAAACTGGTGAAATGGTTCATAAATTTACTAATGCATTGAGACAGAGAAAAGTTAGAAATATTGTATATGACCCATATACTAGAACATTTGAACATAATAGTGCTGTTGCCCAAGAAATTAGAAAAAATGGTGCTGATTCTGTGACGGTAAATAATGTATTGAATGTTATTAAAGAACCAAATATTAGACTCAGAGTTATTAAACAGGCTTATTCCGCATTAAAAGATGGTCCCGAACATTATGCATACTTTAAAATTTTTGAAGGTACTGGTGATGGGAAAGGTCAGCCAACTGCTGATGGTTGGCAAACTAATATGAAGACTGCCCAATATGTTAGTGAGATTCACACCGTATTTCCAAATGTTACAATTCGTGCAAGTGATAAATTAATTATTGCACAAAAATAAGAATCATTTAAAAGCCACCGCAAGGTGGCTTTTTTATTGTGCGGATTATTGAAAGTATTTGGAACCTCTGCCGCAGGCAGAGGTTCTTTAATGATTAATATATTACTTTGTTCATATAATAATAAATATATCATCATATATTTTAAAATGAACGAGGATTTAATATGTTAACAGATGGTTTACGATTTTTGGAAGGTTCTACCAATACCAATTTGGTATTACCAGTAGTTACCGCGACTGCGAAAGCTGCATTATCAGCTAATACTGGTGAAGTAGTTTTTCAAAGTGATGGTACAAAGGGGTTATATGTTTACGATGGCACTGTCTGGGTACTGGGTATTGACCTTAGTTCTGCAAGTTCTGCTATTGCAGCATCAAGATTACCTGCTTTTACTGGTGATGTAACATCAACCGCTGGAACTAGTGCCTTAGTATTAAATACTATTACTGGATTGACTGCTGGTACCTACAAATCAGTTACTGTGAATACAAAAGGTTTAGTTACTGCTGGAACAAACCCAACGACATTGGCTGGTTATGGTATTACTAATGCTTATACTAAAACAGAAGTAGATACAGCATTAACAAATGCTACTGGTGGTGTTGTTACGTTTGCATCAGTTACGGCAAAACCAACAACTATTTCAGGATATGGTATTCTTGATGCTTATACAAAAACACAAGTAGATACTGCTATTACTAATGCTACTCCAGTATTAACTTTTGCATCATTAACTGGCAAACCCACTACCTTAGCTGGATATGGTATTACTGATGGTGTATTATCTACTGATGTAAGATTGACTGATGCAAGAACACCATTAGCACATACACATGTTATTGCTGATGTGACTGATTTGCAAACATCATTAGATGCTAAAGTAACTAAAAATACTGATATTGTTGCTGGTACTGCCTTCAAGATTACTTATGATGCAAAAGGCTTGGTAACTGCTGGTGCAGCATTAACATCAACAGATATTCCAGCATTATCAACAGATGCCATTACTTCTGGTGTATTTGATGCTACTAGATTGCCTGCTGATGTAGTATATACCGTTGCTGGAGCATTACCATCAGCATTGGTTCCTACTGTTTCATTGACTGGGACTATTACACCTAACACTTATGCAGACCTGACTGCTGCTACCGCAGCATCAGCCACTGGTACTGTTGCAATTGTTACGGCTGATAGTGATTTAACAAAAAATGGTACATATGTTAAAGGTACTGATGGTACTTGGAAAAAATTAAATGTTGCTACTAATAATGTAGCATCTATTAATGGTAAAACTGGCAATATTGCCAAAATTTTACCTGAAGATATTTCTGGTGTATTTGATACTGATGCTAATAAAACATTATTAACATCTAAATTACCATTATTCAATGGTGATGTAGTATCAACATCTGGCGCAAGAAGTACATTAACATTAAATACTATTCCAGGATTGACGGTAGGAGCTAATTATTCTTCTGTTACTGTTAATGCTAAAGGTTTAGTTACCGGTGGTGTAGTTGGAAATAATTATACTACGGTACAAGCAGATGCTAAATTTGTTACAAAAACTGCTGCTGGTGAAAAAAATGCAGCTAATGGATACTTAGGATTAAATGCTACTGGTAAAATCGAAGCAACATATTTGCCATTATTTGATGGTGACGTTACATCTACTGCTGGTGCAAGAAATATATTAACATTAAAAAATATTTCCGGATTAGCTGCTGGTACATATTCATCTGTTACTGTTAATGCTAAAGGTTTGGTAACTGGTGGTACCAATGGTGTTAATTATACAAAAGTAGAATCTGATGCAAAATTCTTAACTAAAGCTGTTGCTGGTGGTCGTAACGTTGCTGAAGGTTTTGCAGGGTTGAATTCTGCTGGTAAGATTGATGCAACCTTGTTACCAGCTATTACGGTAAATGAAATTCAGTCTGTTACTACTATTGTAGAACGTGATGCATTAACTGGACTAACAGTTGGTGATATGGCGATTGTTGGTGGTTCAGTTAATAAAACCTTTATTTTATCATCAGTATCACCTAACATATGGGCAGAATTATTAAATCCTGTTGGTGGTGTGACATCTATCAATGGTAATTCAGGTGTTGTGACTATTGACTTGTCAAACATTCCTGGAACCTTGGCTCCTGCAAAAATGCCAGTTTATACCACTGGTGATGTGGTTACTAATGTAGTATCTAATGATTTAGAATTAAAAACTATCAACGGTTTAACTGCTGGTTCATATTCTAAAGTTACTGTTAATACTAAAGGTATTGTTACTGCTGGAACAAATCCAACAACTATTGCTGATTTTGGTATTACTAATGCTTATACTAAAACAGAAGTAGATACAGCAATTTCTAATGCTACTCCAGTATTAACTTTTGCATCATTAACTGGTAAACCAACTACCTTAGCTGGTTATGGTATCACTGATGCGGTGACACCTGCTGATATTACTACTGCTATTGATAATATCAAAGCTAGTGTTCCAACAGATGGTGATAATCTTAAAAAATTATATGATTTAATTGTTGCCAGCTTTAAAGAAATCGTTGTTGCTGATATTGCGGCAAGAGATTTATATGATGTTACCGCCTTACCAACAAATGTATTTGTTAATGATGATGGTGATGGTAAATGGGCATTATATAAAGCTACCACAACTGGTGTTGGTGCTACTTTTGTAAAATTATCAGACCCTGATTTATTAAATACTGCTGTAGCATTTACACCTGAAAATGTTGCTGATAAATCGATTGATGGTACATTAGCAGAAAATAGTGATACTAAATATCCTTCACAAAAAGCTGTTAAAACCTATGCTGATACTAAAGTAACTAAAAATACTGATATTGTTGCTGGTACTGGAACTAAAATTACCTATGATGAAAAAGGTTTAGTTACTGTTGGTGAACAATTAACATCTACTGATATTCCAGCATTGTCAACAGATAAAATTACATCTGGTGTATTTGATACTGCTAGATTACCAGTTGATTTGGTATATACTGTTGATGGTGCATTACCATCTAACTTATTACCTATGGTTTCATTGACTGGTACTATTACTCCTAATACATATGCAGATATGACTGCTGCTACCGCAGCTACTGGTACGGTTGCTATCGTTACTGCTGATAGTGATTTAACTAAAAATGCTACATATGTTAAAGGTACTGATGGGGCATGGAAAAAATTAAATGTTGCTACTAACAATGTAGCTTCTATTAATGGTAAAACTGGTAATATTGTTAAAATCTTGCCTGAAGATATTTCTGGTGTATTTGATACAGATGTTAACAAAACATTATTATCATCTAAATTACCATTATTCACTGGTGATGTTGTATCAACATCTGGTGCAAGAAACACATTAACATTAAACACTATTCCGGGTTTGACTGCTGGTGCAAGTTATGCATCTGTTACAGTTAATGCTAAAGGTTTAGTTACTGCTGGTGTTATTGGCACTACCTACACAACAACCCAAGCCGATGCTAAATTTGTCACAAAATTGGTTGCTGGTGAAAAAAATGCAGCTAATGGATACTTAGGATTAAATGCTACAGGGATTATTGATTCTTTATACCTACCATTATTTGAAGGTGATGTAACATCAACATCTGGTGCAAAAAATACATTAACCTTAAAAACTATGCCAGGATTAGCAGCAGGTAGTTATTCATCTGTTACTGTTAATACAAAAGGTTTAGTCATTGGTGGTATTATTGGTGAGAATTATACAAAAGTAGAATCTGATGCAAAATTCTTAACCAAAGCTATTTCAGGTGGTCGTAATGTTGCAGAAGGTTTTGTTGGATTAAATGCTTCATCAAAAATTGATTCTGCCTTCTTACCAGCTATTACAGTAAATCAAATTCAGTCAGTTGCTACTATTGTAGCAAGAGATGCATTAACTGGATTATCAGTTGGTGATATGGCGATTGTTGGTGGTTCAGTTAATAAAACCTTTATTTTATCATCAGTATCTCCCAATACATGGGTAGAAATGTTAAATCCTACTGGTGGTGTAACTTCTGTTAATGGTAGTACCGGTGTAGTGAATATTGATTTATCAAATATTCCAGGAACATTAACCGTAGAAAAAATGCCAATTTATACCGCTGGTGATGTGGTTACTAATAGTGTTACTAAAGATTTAGAATTAAAAGTTATCAACGGTTTAACTGCTGGTTCATATTCTAAAGTTACTGTTAATACTAAAGGTATTGTTACTGTTGGTGCTCAATTAGAAGCTACTGATATTCCAAACTTATCATGGAATAAAATTGCTACTGATAAACCAACTACTTTATCAGGATTTGGTATCGTTGATGCCTATACAAAAGCACAAGTAGATACAGCTATTACTAATGCTACGCCAACGTTGACATTCACGTCATTGACGGGCAAACCTACTGATATTGCAGGATATGGAATTACTGATGCCTATACAAAAACGGAAGTAGATACAGCTATTACTAATGCTACTCCAGTATTAACTTTTGCATCATTAACTGATAAACCAACTACATTAGCTGGTTATGGTATCACTGATACGGTAGCTACATTAGAAAATGGCAAAATTCCTTCTTCACAATTACCATCATTTGTTGATGATGTACAAGAATTTGCAAACTTAGCAGCATTCCCAACAACTGGCGAAACTGGTAAAAT